AACATATAGTTCTGTATAAGTATCTACTTCTGTGCCAAACATAGTAGATAGAGCACGATCTGAAAGTTGAAGTCCTAAATATTCCATCATTTCAAACTCGTATGGTAAGCGTCCTGTGATTTCCTTAAAACTATCTAATCCTTTGACAGAATATATTTTAACGCTACCATTTTTAGATTCAAATAGAGTTTTTGTATCTATTTTAGGATTACGCTTGGCTTCACGAGCACGACGCATCATTTCTTGACTACTTGCCATTTTACTACTCCTATGTGTGTGTTTGAAAAATATGCTATCTTGTTTAACAGCATAGTCATATTGTAATATCACTATGCTATGCTGTCAATTCAAGGTGTTGTATTTTTACTAAAAGTCCAAACGCTTACTGATTCTGTTTTCCAAAGCCATAGCATCAACACCATACTCTTGTGCCAAGGCTCTTACACCATCCAAATAACGCAGCCAACCTGGACTTGAACTCCAAGGCTTACACTCGCAAATGAACTCTTCGAACTCAGTTGTAATGTTGATTCTACGACCATCTACGACCACGGTGAATACGGTCATTTTAGTTCCTTATAAAAAAAATAAAGGCCGCACAGGCAAGCACGGCCCTTATAACTAAAAACTATGTGTTATCTTTTTTGAAGTATTCTTTGTAAGCGTAATGATTCTTATAGATATTGGGCCAGAGATCAATGTTCATTTGAATTTGTTGCTCTTCTGTTAGCAAATCTTTCATATAAGCATTTTGTCTTGCTAGATCTTCTAGCAGTTGCTTTTGTTTTTGATAATAGTTAACGGGCTGTTTTGGGGCAATACGCATAATATAAGTCCTTAAAGTTAAGTTAAAGTGTATATGCTGTCTTGTTTAACAGCATAACCATAGTATACTAGCACTCTACTATTTTGTCAAATCTGTGTGTTGTTTTTACACAACGCTACGCACTTGTACAAGAACGCTGATTTCAGCACTGGCATCTGTGTTCCAAGGACCATTAGTAAACTTACGATTACCCATAGTCTCAATATGGTTTATGTAGGCTAAAAAGTTTTCCAAGACTTGTAGTTTTGCCAGTTGTTCTTCAATGCTCTCGACTACATCACCAGGCAATTCTTTGTCCCAACCACCTCTGAAAAATCTACTGCCTAGACTATCAAGATGCCTTAGATGTATGGTGTGTGGATTCAGCAAAGTACGAATAGCCTGCCGCACCCGTAAGATTTCATCTACTACATCAAACTCCTTGTATCTGCCAGCGACCGTGTCTAATAAGTCCTGATTTGTCATAAAAACTCCTTATAGTTTTTCTAGTGTAATAAGATCGATATTGTCTTTACGCTGTGTGATAATAGCAGCGTAGACAACTTCTGGGAAAAACAGATCACTGCTCTCTAATACAAACTGAATCCATTCTTCATAACTATCCTCTTCTACATCATCGTGTTTTTTTAGATCATTGTAAACACTACGTAGATAGCGATGGGCAAGATCTTGTGTGATAAAAGCATTCATATAAGTTCCTTAAAAAGTTAAAGTTAAGTTGTTTACTACAAAGACAAGTATACAAGTGTTCAGTAAACTTGTCAAATCTGTGTGTTGTAAGGTAGCAACAACCTTTTTGGATGATCAATATTGAGATTTTTAGTAATATGTCTTAACCATTTACGTCTTTCAGGCAATGAATATTTTGAACTCATATTATTGAAACTGGATTGGATTAAAGGCACTCTGTCCGTTTTCGTTTTAGCCCAAGTGCTAGGACTAGCATATTCATAGAGCATAATATTACGCAATCGATATGTTTGGTAGCCTTTGACATAATGGTGTAGAGCAAACTCGTGATCTTCTGCTGGAAAAAATAAATCTTCCATAAAGATGTTTTGTTTTTTATTCTGTAGATAGAATAAACTGCCTTTTAAGGTCAAAAACATACGGTCGAAACAAAGTTGTTTGTTCCAATCTATATTTGAATAGTTTGAATCTGTACCATTATATTTTTTAGTAAAAGCACCATCTCCTGGAATAATATCACTATGTGGCATTATGATTGTTATATCCTTAAAACTACTAGGATTTTGATTTAACATTTTGTTAAAGTTTATATGAGTATGAGGCCAAAGAGCGTGCTGTTTTAGAATACTATCATTGTCCATAAACAACGCCCAAATATCATCACTATCATAGAATATTTTTAGCAGAGTATTTCGAGCACTTGCTGGATTAAGCCTTGGACTATCAATATAACTGACTCTAGGATGAATGTAATAGTCTGTGGAATCATATTCCATACTCAAAATAATGATATCTAAATCTTGATCGTGATTTAACCACCATTCGATTTGTTTATTGTGGTTTTGTAATCTTGACAATCGTTTAGTTGGCTCTGATTTACTGCCAAAATAACTAATAATATATGCTTTCATAATGTCCCCTAATATTTAGTATTTTAGCATAAAAATACCAAAAAGACATAAATATTTGGCAATGGACTTATTGTCCAAAAACATTTTACTCAATGAGAGGTGAGGTATACAATGGCCGACGAAAACATTGGCGAGGTGGCAACTGGTGCTGCCGTAAACAACTCTAACCAGGAAGTGAAAACTTATACACAAGATGAAGTAGACGCAATGATGGCTCGCACAAGGCAGTCATTGGAGAAGAAACTTCTTAAGCCCTATCAAGATTTAGGTGATCCCAATGAAGTACGTGAGGTGCTCAAAGAACACCAAAAGCGACAACAGGAAGCCCAACTCAAGAGAGGCGAGTTTGAAAAGTTGCTACAGGAGCAGGCAAGTAAGTTTCAGCAAGAACTACAACAGAGAGATGCCATTATCAAAGACTACAAGATCAACACACCATTACTGAGCAGTGCTGCCAAATATAACGCTGTGAATGCTGAGCAGGTCAAGAGCCTATTAGCCAATCACCTACGCCTAAATGAACTGGGTGATGTAGAAGTTATAGATGACGCAGGCAAGCCAAGGTATACGGATCGTGGTGAACCCTTGAAGGTAGATGACTTGGTTCAAGAGTTTATGGAAAAGAATCCACACTTTAGACTAGCAACACCTACCACTTCTCATACTAGGACCAGTCACAGCCTAAATGGTATTGGTATTGACATCACCAAGTTGGATATGAAGAATCCTGCTGATCGTAAAATATTTGCTCAGTACTCCGGTGGCAGAAAATAATGCCAACAACAAAGGAGATTTAGATGGCTAACAATACCACAATCAACAGCGAACTATTCCAAAAACTTTTAGTACAAAGTGAGTTCGCACTCTATGAAAACAGCGTGGCTCGTGCCGTAGCCCGTGTGTTTGACTATCCTATGAACGCAGGTAAAGTAGTAAGCGTTCCATTTTGGGCAGGTATGACCAGCAGCAAACCAGGTGAAGGTACAGCCCCAAGTGCTTTAGATACCAACACAACCAGCAAGGAAATCACATTAGAAGAACACGTGACCTATGCTCAAATCACAGACTTTTTGAGAGATAGTGCTCAAGAAGATGTCATAAGCAGAATGGCCTCACAAATGGGTTTGGCACTTGCTGAAGGTTTAGACAAGGAACTTATTGCTCTATTCACCAATAATGCCATTACACAGAGCAGAGGCAGTGCTGGCAGTGACAACACCGTCAATGATCTAATGGCAGCGGCAGCAGTAATCCGTTCTAACAAGTATACAGGTCCTCTATTCGCAGTATTAAATCCCAAGCAGGCATTTGGATTAAAGAGTGCTATGACAGCAACCAATAGTTATCAAAACTCAACCAGCGTTGCTGATGCTGTGATGAGTCAATATTTTATTGGCAACATCGCAGGTATCACCGTGTTAGAACACGCACTTGTGACTCCAGATGCTAATGATGATGCCACAGGATGTGTGTTTGCTCCAGACGCATTTGGACTAGCACAGCGTGGTGGTATCAGTATGGAAACAATGAGACAGGCCAAAGAGCGTGCCACTGATGTAGTAATGACGGTGGTTGCTGGTGCCAGTATATTGAGACCAGAACTAGCAGTTAAGATTGTTGGTGACGCACTCGTCTAATAGGAGTAGGAAATGGCCTTCGTTATATCAAACAATAGTGTTATAAGTTTTGCTGAATACACAGATGTACTACAGCGAGACCAAAGACTTTTTGAAGTGGTAGAAGGCCTCAGTGATGATGTCGTCGAGCCACTTCTGGAGAGAGCCACACAGCGTATTCAAACACGCATCACAGCCAGTGAATGGTGGAGAACATATTGGATCAATAGAAGTACCAATATAAGTCTACGTACGGTGGCAGATATTCCCAATATTGATCTTGATCGTATAGTGGGGAGACAACAGGACTTTACGGATCTTTGTGTGTATGTGGCACTAGCCGAATACATCTTACCATTAGTAGCAGACTTTGGTAATGATGATAGTGCTGAACGCAAAAAGATGGGCTACTATAGCATACAGGCTGACAAGTTATTCCAAGAACTAGTATCATTAGGTGATTGGTATGACTTTGATGATGATGGTGTAGTAGAACAACGGGAGCGAGATCCAGGCGTCTATGTAGTTAAGAGAATAAGATGAGAGAGTTATTTTTAGAACAGGTACAGAATACGGACACAGGTGTTTTCACCGTTAGTAGAGAACTGCCCAGCACCGTAGATGGTACCCTGCTATATGTGAAAAATCCAAGACGCATATATGTGGATTTGCCGGATTCCAGCACTGAAACATTGATAAGCACCTTGGATAACTTGAACATTAGACAACAAACTACCTCAATCAGCATATTCTTCAGTGTAGAAGCCAAGACCGTTGCTGGCTATGACGATGCCATCACCAATCTTACACAAATATTAGATAGTGCCGAACTAGCACAAGAGGGATATATGAGAAGCAATCTAAACATAACAACCAGTTATATAGAAAACCTTCTCGTCACTGAACTCGCTTATGAGTTTAGAAAACTATTATAGAGGAAACAAATATGGCTTATATAAATCCAGCCCCAGGTAGTAGCAGTAAGATCGTATTGACTATTGATACGCTGGCTGCTAGTACCGTGACGACCACAGCAGGGGTCATCACAGATATCGCATTAGGAGCAACAGCAGCAAATAGGATTGAAGTACCGGCTATTCAGGACATTACGGTCAATGCCGCTAATGACCTTATGACTTGGAGTCAGTTAGATACAAGTGCCAAACTACAGGTAGCAACAACCAGTACCAATAGTGTCAGTATGAATATTGTAGTGGATCCAGACACATTTTTTGGTACAACATTAGACGCGGCACAAACCGCAACAGCAGCAGCACAAGGTCTATTAGGCCTAAGTCGCAATAAAACTGCTATAGCATTTACACTGAAAGTTCAAGAAAATGCCAGTAATGATAAAGTAATCAAGGGACAAGGTTTTATTACAGGCCTAGCCCCGGCAATCTCAGCGGATTCGCCAGTGTGGGTTAGTCCGATTACTATCACGGTCAGTGGTGAATACCTTGTGAAAGCATCCTAATAGTTTTAGTTGGGTCGAAAAGGGGCTATTCAAGCCCTTTTTCTATTTTACCTCTAAATATAGAGTAGGAGAGATTTATGGATATAGTAGACGCAAAGTCAGATCGAGAAATATTAAAAAGTTTACTGGCAGAACTAGCCAAAAGCAAGGCTGAACTACAATGTGCTCGCAATGACCTAGACAAGATCAACAGCAGAATAAGTTTTAACATAGTCTTGGCCAATAGATTGATAGAAAGAAAGGAGATCGAAGGATGAAACTGACACAACTCAGCAAGCAACCAGAACTAATAAAAATAACATTGGATGATGAGGAAACTATACAGCAGTATGGTGAAGGCTTAGATTTTTGGATCTATGATCGTATTGATATGGATACCTTTGTCAAACTGGCTGTAATGAAACCTGATGACTTTGGGCGTATGGTAGATACCGTACAAAATCTTATAAGAGATGAAGATGGTAGTCCCATAGTAAGAGATGGTTATATGATTCCCAGTCCAATACTAGGTCGTGTGGTCACAAAGGTAGTAGAAACACTGGGAAAGTGACCAAGGAGGCATTGGATCCAGAATCAATAGAACTCAATATGTTGATCTGTATAGATGCTATGGCAAAAAGGTACAGCCTCCTACCCAGTGAAGTGTTAGAGCGTGCCAATACATTTGATCTGGTTGTATTAGATTCTAGTATAGGCTACGAGCAGTATGTGAGAAATAAGGCAGAAGGTAAAATGCCTGAAATCAAACAAGAAGATGTACAGCGTATATGGGATGAGTTCAATGAAAATAAGCATAGACACTAAAGAGTTCAAAAAACTGGTCAAGGGCATTGATAAGATTCCTCAAACTTTGACTGATGATGCTTATACATTTTTTGTCAATACCACACCCATACGCACAGGCAACGCACGACGTAGCACTGACCTAAGAGGGCAAATGATTGTAGCAGACTATGTGTACGCAGATAGATTGGATCAAGGATATAGCCGTCAAGCACCCAAAGGTATGACTGATCCTACCATAGAATATGTAGAAAAGAGATTAGAACAACTAGTAGGGAGGATCAAATAATGGCCAATATGAAGGTAGTATTAGAACTAGATACCGATGGTTATATTCGTAATATTAGACAAGCAGATCAGGCCACAGATCAGTTTACTAGAGATGCCAAAAAAGGCATAGACAACGCAGCCAATAGCACACAACGACTCACACAAGATACCAATAGACTCAACGCTGTAATGGAAAAACTCAGAGGTCTACTTGTGGGTGGAGCATTCTTAGCCTTTGCTACTAATGCCATAATGGCTGCTGATGCTATTAGTGATCTCAGTGATGCTACAGAAATGAGCATTGGTAAGATATTAGAAATACAAACTGCCTTACAGAGAGCAGGTGGACAGGCCAGTGATGCTGGTAAACTGATCACAAACTTTTATAAGAGTATTGATGAAGCAGCCAGTGGCAGTGACAAGGCACAGAAAGCATTTGGACAGGTTGGTGTTAGCCTAAATGACCTAGCCAAGTTGAGTGCTGAAGACCTATTTGATCGTGCTGCTCGTGGCATACTCAGTGTAGAAGATCCAGCACAGCGTACAGCCTTAGCCATAGACCTATTTGGTAAGAGTATGGTAGGTGTAAGTCCTAGCAATCTAGCCAAGGAGTTAGATGCTCTTAGAGGCACATTTGTAGAACAAGAAGCAGGTGTTAAGGCAGCAGCCGAAGCAGTGGACAAGTTTGAACGAGCATTATTAAGTCTACAAATGAGTTTTATTAAAATATTTGGACCAATGATTGATGCTGCCAGTAAGTTATTGAATGTACTCAGTGAATATCCCAAGGTAGTGGCTGCTATCAGTATAGCATTATTGGCAATCCCTGGAGCAGCCTTGGTAAGAACATTCGCAGGTATGGCCAGTGGTATAGTCAGTGGTACTCGTGCCATACTTGGTGGATTACGGGCTACAAAGTCAGCGGCAGATGATGCTGCTCAGGCTGTGGGCAAAGTTGCTGGCAAAAAGATGACACAGACTGAAATGAAAAAGCAGGCCAGTGACAAGGCCATTGCTGGTGGCTTTATAGGACTTACAGGAGCAGCAGCAGGTGTAGCACTAGTTGGCGGTGGTGAAGAAGAAAAAGCAGCCAAGGTTGGAGATGAACTTAAAAAGAATGTAGGTCGTACCGTAGAGCAGGGCAAAGAAGCCAAAAAACTAGCAGATGAGTTAGAAAAACAACGTCAGGCCATAGAAAATATGGCAGATGCTTATAGAAATAATGTCACATTGGCTGAGAGCAAGTTGGCACTAGAAGGTGCTATGCTGAATATGACAGAAGAACAAAAATCCTTGTACAAAGGTGTATTTGATATCAATCAGCGTGCCAATGAACAAATAGCCAAGTTAGAAGAAAAGCGTAAAGAAGCCAAAGGTGATAATGTAGCATTGGTTGATAAGGAGATCAAGGCAGTAGAAGCATTACGCCAACGTGAGATTGATGCCTTTTTGGTCTTACACGAACGCACACAGGAGCGTAAACGTGAAGAACAGGCCATTAAAAATATTATAGCAGCAATGGAAGAAGCCCAAAAGTTTAATGAGGAGATGGCACAATACGCACAACAGGTTGATCAGGCTCGTTTGGCAGCGTGGGGACAAGTGGATGCTCTACAAAAGAGTATAAAGTTGGCACAGGATAGAGAAGCATTAGAAAAGAGCATAGTAAACTTACACAGCCGTGACCAAAACAATATAAAGAAACTATTTGATCTTGAACAGCAGCGTGCTCGTGAAATAGAAAGAATCCAAAATACTAGAGATCTACCATTTGAGGATCAACAACGCTATATAGAACAGATCAATCAACAAATAGATGCTGAAAAATCCAGAGTAGAAACCACAGCACAAATCCAAAGACAGGAACAAGATAGTTTTGTATTAGGATGGCAAAATGCCACTGAGCGTTGGTTAAACAATCTAAAGACTGATGCTGAATATGCTGCTGAACTATTACAGGGTGTGACTCGTGGTTGGGAAGATGCTTTTGTTCGTTTTGTTCAAACTGGTAAACTCAGTTTCAAAGATCTAGCCAATACCATTGTTCAACAGATGGCTCGTATGGGTGCTCAACAACTTATGGCAGGCTTATTTGGTGATAAGAAGTCAGGCACCAGTGGTCTTGTGGGCAATATATTTGGCAGTTTATTTGGTGGATTTAGAGCATCAGGTGGTCCAGTGAGCACTAACAAGGCCTATATGGTAGGAGAGCGTGGTCCAGAAATGTTTGTACCAAATGTGGCTGGTAGTATAGTTCCTAATACACAAATGGCTGCTGCTGGAAACACACAGGTTGTATATAATATCAATGCCACAGATGCCAGCAGTTTCAAGCAGTTATTGGCCCGTGATCCAGAGTTCTTATTTGCTGTCACTGA